GTCCCTCGCGTCCCGTCCCTCGCGTCCCGTCCAGGCTGCGGCCTGACATCTAAGACATCTAAGACATCAAAGCTATCTCGGCCATCACAGAGTTCTTGGTTTCCCCGGATATCAATGCTATCTCGGTACTCCGTGTGCTCCAGGAGGGCACGGAGTGCTTGGTACTCCGTACTCAGGACTCCGTATGTAACTAGGAGTCCGGTAACGGGGGGCTACTACGAGTTCCCTGGGTTCTTAGATACAATGCTATCTCTGCCGTCCGGAGAACCCAGTACTCGGGGCGGTTAAGACTATGTCACCACTGAGTTACTCGTAACCTATAGCCCCATTAAACGGTACTCCGTACACATTATATATTCCTAACAATAAAAGTGTTTGAGTTTAATAGGCTACAATAGGTTACACCACAAAAGACTTCTTACAAAACAACCACTTACACGACAGCCCTGAACTCCTTAATGGGCTACTCAATAGGTTACCAATAGGCTACTCAATAGGTTACAAAAGACAGTTGCGCCCCGCTTGCAATCAGCACACTCACGGGTTACAATAATTAATAGGTTACACCCGCAATCCAGCAGGTAGCCTAATTGGAGTGTAGTAAATGGACAGCACCACTCACCTAGAGGTAAACCACGTATGAAATCTATAACATTCGGACCAGTAACCCACAAGGACAAGCCGTACGCCTACGCCCTAGGATACGGAGCCTACCAAATGGGCTGGAGGCGGGGTGACAACCCGTACAACAGCGTAGAGTCCAACCGCAACAACAGCGAGTGGTACGGTGGCTATGACGCCAGCGTTACCGCCACGGACGCGGCACTAAGCAAGTTTATCCAGGAGCATAGCTAATGGCACACGTTAAAGACTTACTAGATAACAAAACCGTAGAGGAGGTAGCGCACACGCGCTACACGTTCCCCGTACCGTATGTCCACTACACAGAGGATGAGACGCCCCCGCAGTGCATACTGGTCTACCCACATGCAGATGTAGGCTATGTTCTACAGTATGAGTATGACGGAGAGGCGTTTGGGTGCAAGTTCTACACCCACCTGGAGGCGGCGCTAATAGCCGCTAGACACGTTATGGCTCTGTGCTGTATACAGGGGGATCCTAACAAAATCAGCTCCTACGTTAAGTCCCTCTAGGGGGTTCAATCCGGGTGCCTTCGGGCATCCACAGCCAAGCTGTCATATTAGGATTCAATACCCTATCTCAGCTAGCACTCTATCTCAGCTAGCACTCTATCTCAGCTAGCAGGCTAGTCGGGCAACACCAGACCTTACTACAGGGCTTTGAGCGTATCCGCATAGAGCCTTTTTCTACCCACCCCATAGACCTAAGCAGATTGTTAAACGGCGCACCCTGACGTCCACGTGGCTGGGACATCCCTGCTGCTTCACGCCACTTCCCAAGCGGAGCACATAGATACTCAGTACCATCAATGGTCTTAACCTCCCCAATAGAGGCGGGGTATCCAGGCTTTTCAGTCGTACCCTGCACCTCATAGTCATTAAGCACCACGTCCAACAACTGGTAGTACTCTGTACCCTTATCAACGTATAGAGTTCCCTGCGACTTGGCCGCTTCAACCATGCTGTAGTCTATCTCGCCGCTGTTGTACAGATGCGTGGCCTCCGCCCATAGCTGGTCACAATCAGCCTCTAACTTCTTGAACTCTACCTGCCCGCACTCAACAATAACGTACCTACGCTGACCTGTGTCATCAGCAAGTAAGAACTGAGGTGTGTTGGTAGAGCCATACAGCACGAAGTCCCGTGGCCTACGCTCTTCATCACGACTATACTTGCGTCGGTACGTGTCAGTGGTGTCAGATATCATGGTTTTCAGATGTGTAAGCTCTTTCCCGTACATAGCACCGAGCTCTTCAAAGTTTGCACAGTGAGAAGAGTGCATGGCTGTGTACAGGTCAGTGTCCTTGAGGTGACCACCAATGCTAGTGACTATGCCTTGCTTCCACAGCATCTTAGGTATGCTTGACTTGCCTATACCCTGAGCACCAATGGTGATGAGCATGTAGTCAACGGCGCATCCAGGCTCAAAGATACGGGCGACTGCCCCGACAAGCCATTTAAGGGGACCTTCCAAGGCCATAGGTGTGGACGTGGCGTTGCAATAGTCAACCATCCAGCTTTTAAGCCGCTCAGTGCCGTCCCATTCAAGACCCATAAGGTATTCTTTCCAGGGTGACCGCCCCCTATCCTCACGTGCAACGTGTTCTAGCACGTCACGCAATGTTCCACGTCTGCACATCGCCATACTAAACGACCGCTGCACAAGACCAAGCACCCCAGTGAGTATACTATCCGTAAGCTCCTTGTCGCCCATAAAAATACGCTGCGTATCAATGTTATACCAAAGGTCTTCAAAGACGGGGTGGTTTTGCACTAGGAGCGTAAGGTTAGATTCGTTTATAGGGACACGTGGTGGGTCGCCTACAGTTTGGAGGTTGTACACGTCACGCAAGCGTGCCACCGTTTCCACGTAAGCAGTGACGGGGTTGCACCGTTCAAGCTCTTCAAGTACGTTTAAGTCCAGCCACTTCCCGTTTATTAGGTCGTCTATCTTGTCATCTTGGTGTGGAAGCAGTGGCATGTGGACCTTGTGCCCCTCACCCATTAAGAGCCGCGCTAAACTCCCGAAAGACTGCTCAATATGAAACTTGCGTACGTCACCATCAGGTATTACCATGATAATATCAGGGTTTAAGCTCTCTATAACCTCTGATATCCAGGGGTGCAGCTTGGTCTGCTCGCCCTTCTTGTGCCACATGTCCTTGCCGCCTATACCAATGGCCGCAATGTCCGCGTACTTCATTAAACTAACCGCTTTCTTCTCACCTTCACATATGGCAAGTATCTTATGCGAGCTAGCAGCAAAGACCTCCCCCATGCGCGGGTGTATGTAAGGTATGCCGCTGAGTTCTTGCACCTGCTCCCGACCAGGACTGGTGTACTTGCCCCTCTTTTCACTCCTGCCTTTGGCGGTCAGCTCCCCACGTAGCCTAAACATCTTAATCGTGCCGTCTTGATCAACTATAACTTGACCATCAGGTGCAAAGTAAGGGAGGTAGTACTGGGATGAGTAGTTTGCGTCTTGATGTAGTGCTGGCTTGATGCCCATATCTTCTAGGTCAAGCCTACTGCGTTCCATATCTAACTGTGTGAATTCTACGGCTTCTGACCTATCGCTGATAGTTATGAAGCCGCCGCTACCGCTCTCTAGCGGAATAGCGTAAACTGGGTTGATTCTTAGATCTGCCACATTTGATACCCTCTTGTTATTTGAAACGTAGAGTGCTACACTGTGTTCTTGCAGTGTTACCCTCTTTCACTGCATTCCCCTTAAAGTCTGGCCTATTAACGTAGGCCAGACTTTTTCACAGGGGTAATGCCTATATATAGTACCCACAAACTATAAAGATTGAAAGCAACGACCGTATAAACTACGGCTTGCTATCTACACGCTCCATAGTAACATGTGTAGTGTGCCAATTCGGGCACGCACTAGGAGTTTACCATGTCAACACCTGATAAATATGCGGACGCAACCCTCGGTAACGTGGTGGGGGAAACTATGCAGCACGTGATCAACCAAGCAGAAGATGAGTTCAACACGGCAACAGGGGACCTACAGTACGCACGTGACAGCCTGAAAATGCTTCTACGGGCTGAGGAAGAAATAAGGCAAGCCATTGTAGACTCTGGGCTTGACAAAAGCCACACGACACGGAGCATGAAGCCATGAGCACCGTATACTCTAACAACATAACTGACCTCACACGCAAAGCCCTCCGCAATGGTGGGTATGAAGATGACAGCTTGGAGCTTATAAAGGCGGATGTCATTAGCGTAGGGCAAGAGTCGCACCACCTTGTCGTACTGGCCCACTTTGAAGAGGGAAACGGTCGTGTGTATCTGGAACTTGACAGCCACGACCAGTGGATAGCGGAATACTAAGGGCTTGCATCAGTACATTCACGGGTGTATAATGTGTATTCGGTGGCAAGGGGCTGCCGTTCAATTTTAACTAAAGAGGCTAGACAATTATGTCAAATATTCACACAGTAACCAAGCACATCTATCTCACTAAGTGGGGCATTCAAGACGTTCACAACGGAAAGGAACTAACCGCGTGTGACGTACATCTAGATGACAGCGCAGAATCAAGCAGTGACTATCGGTATCACGTGTGCCCTGTCGAAATCAACGTTGAAATACCTGACAGTGACACGTACCAACTCATGCAACTGGCTGGCCTAGAAGGTGAGTTGGCACGTGTACGTGAGCAAAGCCTAGCCCGCATGAAAAACCTAACAGAAAGAATACAGGAGCTAAAGGCGCTCGCCGCACCAGTGAGCATGTCAACTGAAAATCCATACGCAAACGTAGAGGTGTAGCATGGGATACATAGCAGCCATTAGACTGGAAAGCCTTAAAGACTTAGCCCTCCTTCCGGAGGGCACTGACCTTATTGACGTCAAGCCAGACCTGGGGGCCATCACCGGCCCCGCACGTTGGCATGGAGGTTCAGTAGTAGAGGTGTCCAACCCTGACGAGCCCTATACAGGACTGTACCAAACAGAAATCGACTGGTTTCTAACCCACCACGCTGGAACTACTATGAACTACAGGGACGTGTCTACTCTTCTACAGGCAGAGTTTTCTGGACACAACAAAGTCGCACAAGTACGTGCAACCCTCAAGAACCACAACTTACTGGAGCGTTTATAATGCGAAGCAATCTAGCACCTATGGGCATGGATGAAGTGCGGGCTAACTGTCCCGCAGCATTCCAGACAGAGGCCCACCCAGATCGTACTGAAAAGTACGTACACATCTCAACCGAACCTGTAATAGCGGCCATGCGCGCCGCCGGTTACGGGGTTTCTCGAGCCCAGCAGACACACAGCAGAGCAGCGGACGCCCGTGGCTTTGCTAGGCACCTACTTAGCTTTAGACCCCTTGAGGGGTTTAGCAAGCCCTCAGTAGGGGGAGCAGTGCCAGAGGTAGTGCTGCTTAATTCACATGATGGAAACTGCGCCTACCGTCTACACGTTGGCCTCTACCGCTTTGTGTGTGAAAACGGGCTTATGACTGGCGAGCACTTTGAAAGCATCAGCGTACGCCACCGTGGAAGCCCAGCCTTCACCGTTGTGGAAGAAAGTGAAAAGATATTTAAAGAGTACGTACCACGTCTAAAGGAGTGGGTTGCCAACGCAGAGTCCACCATACTTACCAAGCGTGATCAGCAGAACTTTGCGCAAGAAGCCGCTGAAATCCGCTTTGGTAAGGGGGAACCTCCCTTTGACCCAAACCTGTTACTCAACGTGCGTAGGGAGGCTGATGCTGGTGACAACGTGTGGTCTATCTACAACAGGGTGCAAGAGAACGTGATGCGAGGGGGCATTGAGTTCCAAAACATCAACGGGCGGAGGTGCGTGACCAAGCCCATTAACCGTGTGACGAAGGATGTCATATACAATCAAAAGCTGTGGACTGCGGCTAACGACTACATGGCACAGGCTGCGTAGTCGTTGGTTGCTATCTAAACGCCCCTGTGGTACTATTATCAGGCTGCATGGGGCGGCACACAAGAGGGAATAATATGTCTAACATTGCAGAATTGCAGTTGAAGCTAGACGCTTTTAAATCTATGCGTGATCTACGTCTAGAAGAGCAGCGTAAAGTTGACACTCTAAAGAAGCAGGAACTAGAGCTACAGTACGAGCTCATCACAGCGTTGGACGATGATAAGACACTTAACGGTATCATCGGGTCTACACACAAGGCGCTTCTTAAAGAATCCACCGTACCCATCATTACTGACTATTCGCTGTTCTCAGCGTACATTGTCGACAATGGTGCGTGGGATCTTGCACAAACTCTTAAGGTGTCCGCACCTGGAGTGCGCTGCCGTTGGGAAGATGACATTCAAATTCCCGGTATCGGTAGTGTCGTAGAAACTAAACTCTCAGTAACTAAACTCTAAAGGTAACAACATGACTAAAAAAGAAGTGGAGACCACCACAGGTGGCGAAGTTGGGCAAGTAGTAGATTGGCAAGCAGAAATGGCAGCCGCAGCAACAGCTTCAGCCGCCAACGTGCGTCCCGTGAGCAGCACTATAAGCCTGAAGTCCGGCATTGTAAGCTATCAAGGTACGCCAGCCCCAGATAACAAGTTGGACGTGGTAATCATAGGGTTTGCACAGGAGCACGCCCTGTATCGTAGCAAGTATGACGCAGACAACGTAACACCCCCTGACTGCTATGCGTTGGCTGACGGAGGTGTTGCCATTGCGGACATTACTCCAGCTGACAACGTGGCATCTCCCGAATCCCCCAGTTGCGGGGGGTGTCCTATGTTGGAGTGGGGCAGCAGCCTGAACGGTGGTAGAGGCAAGGCCTGTCAACAGAGGTACAAGCTGATCGCCGTACCAGCCTCAGCAATGGAAAGCCCTGACGCGCTGCTGGCTGCAGAGGTAGCTACCATCAAGCTACCAGTCACCAGCGGTAAGATTTGGGGGCAGTACATCCAAACCGTAGCCAGTATTCACAGCCGCCCTGAGTGGGGAGTTGTAACTACTATCGGTGCAAAGCCTGACGCTAAAACACAGTTCAAGGCCGTGTTTGAAGTAAGCGCCCTTATTGACTTTGACCACAGCCCTGAGCTTTTTACTGCTCTACGTAAGAAGCAAACTATGGCACGTGATGTGTTGATGCAAGGGTACGACTTATCTACCAAGGCTGACGACGGCGTAAATGAAAACAGTAAAGCCGGTAGATAGTGTATACACTAGACTACGAGACCGTGGGTATTGACTCACGGCCTCACTACCCACCAAAGCCAGTGGGTGTCGGCATTAAACACGACGATGAAGCTGGCTATTATCTTGGATGGGGGCACCCAGAAGATAATAACTGCACCGAGCAGGAGGCTGTAACGGCACTCCAACAGATATGGGCTAGCGGTGAGCCTCTCCTTTTCCAAAACGGCAAGTTTGATCTAGACGTAGCCGAAGTACACCACGATCTACCGTTCCCCTCATGGGAGAGAATACATGATACTCAGTTCCTTCTTTACTTGGAAAACCCTCACGCTAGGCAGCTTGGTCTTAAGCCTAGCGCTGAACGCATACTTGATTGGCCGCCTGAAGAGCAAGACCGACTCAAGCAATGGATCCTGGGGCACGTACCAGAAGCAAGGCCATCCACATGGGGAGCCTACATTTGTAGATCACCAGGAACGCTTTGTGGAGAGTACTGTATTGGCGACGTTGATCGTACTCGGGCTTTATACAATCACCTTTATCCACACATAGTAGAGGGCGGAATGGAAGGTGCTTACGACAGGGAGCGGAGGCTTATGCCTATACTCCTGGGGGCGGAGCGCTTTGGTATGCGGGTAGACATAGGTAAGCTAGAGCAAGACGCGCTGGTATTTGAGTCAGCCTTTGTGAAGGCTAACGAGGCCATCTACACAGCCTGTGGTAGCGACAGCATTAACCTAGACTCCCCTGCACAGGTGGGGCCAGCTCTAATCAAGCAGGGGCACATTGTAGAAAGCCGCCTACTACTAACCCCAACCGGCAAGCTCAGCCTAGCTAAGGACAGCCTAGCTGGTGCAGTAGACAACATTGACCTGCTACATATGCTAAGGTATAGGGGCGCTCTTAAAACCTGCCTGAGCACGTTTATAAGGCCATGGGCTGTCATGGGTAACGAGGCTGGTGGTAGGCTTCACACAACATGGCACCAGACTAGGGGCGCACAGGAGAAGGGCGGTACACGGACAGGGAGGCTATCCAGTAGCCACCCTAACCTGACCAACGTACCTAACGACCTAGCCCGCAATACGACACCACCTACAGGGTTCCCTAGTCTACCTCTTATGCGAAGTTATCTACTACCAGAGGAGGGGCATGTCTGGCTTAAACGTGACTACAGCAGCCAAGAAATCCGGGTGCTGGCACACTTTGAAGACGGGGCATTGATGCGGCAGTACATAGACAACCCCAACCTTGATCCCCACCAGTTTGCGGCAGACCTAATTGAACAGCTTACTGGACACGGGCTGGACAGGGCTGACACCAAGCGTATCGCCTTCAGTATTCTGTACGGTAGTGGGATCAAAGCGTTGGCAGCAGATCTCATGGTGGAGTTCTATCTCGCCAAGCAGTTTAAAGAACTGTACAACGCAGCGTTTCCTGATGTTGCTGAGCTTAACGCTGACATCAAAAAGCGTGGGGATCAAGGACTACCTGTTCGTACTGTGGGCGGCAGACTTATATTTGCAGAGTCAGGAAAGAACGGTAGAAGCTTCAGCTACAAACTTCTTAACCACCTCATCCAAGGAAGCGCCAGTGACATCACCAAGCAGGGTGTCATCAACTACGCTGAAGCGGGGGGGTGTCAAATGCTTGCGCTGGTTCATGACGAAAACAACGTGAGCTGCCCCGCTGATCAGGTGGACGCACAGGCCAAGCTGATGGGTGAGTGTATGGCGGACGTGCCTGGATTTGACGTACCGCTAACAAGTGACCTGTACTTAGGAACCAACTGGGAAACTGCCCAGAAAATAATTAAAAAGGACGTAGCAGCATGAGCAACTTTATAGATGTAAAGGACATAGGAATTAACGCCGTGTCACACAGCCGCATGAAGACACATGAGGGCTGCCCACGGAAGGCCATGTTTAAGTTTGTTCAGAAACTTAAAGAGCCTGGGAACGAGGCCATGAACCGTGGGCTAGCTATGCACAAAGAGCTGGAGGACTGGGTAAACCTGACGCTTCACAACAAGCACGAAGAAGGGGACACAGTAAGCATCCCCCGCACAAAGATATACGATAAGATACGTTCAGACCTTGCTGAAGTTATGGAGTGGGCCATCAACAGGTGGGGTAAGATGAGCAACGAACGGGAGTACCTAATATTCCCCGAGCAGCAGGTAGCCTTTGACAAGGAATGGTTACAGTGTGACTGGTTTGGGGCCAATGCTTGGATGCGTGTGGTGTATGACCTAACAGCGTACAGCCCCGATAAAAAGCGTTGGGAACTGTGGGACTACAAGTCTGGCAAGGTGTACGATGACCATGACCAGCAAGCTGACCTCTACGCCCTGTCTGCGTTCAAGCAAGGAGCAGAGCAGGTAACAGTCAAATTCTACTATCTTGACAAGGACATGGTTCAGCCGTACCACTACGATGTATCAGAAGTGGCGGGCCTCTTGGACACCATACTATCTCGGGCGGCTGCCGTGACAGAAGATAGGACGTGGGCAACCAACCCCTCGTGGAAGTGCAAGTGGTGCCATTTTCAAAAGGCGAAGGGTGGCCCCTGTGTCCACTAAAGTACTGGAGGTATCAGTTGAAAGATCAATCAAAAGATGGACAGCCCAGCACAAAGACAACCTCATATACTGGAAGTTCACAGTGCCTGGAATGCGGGGCGTGCCCGACCGTGTCTGTTTATTTCGAGGAGGTAGGTGCGTGTTCTTTGAACTTAAACGTCCAGGCGCTAAACCACGGAAGCTGCAAATATACGTCATTAAAAAGCTGCGAGCATTTGGTTTCGGCTGTCACGTATTCGATTCAGCAGATGGAGCCATAGCCTGCTTAGAGGAGTATCTCAATGGACAACCCATTTCTACCAACGAAGGTTAGCTGGACGCCCCACGACTACCAGAAGAAGGGCATTGAAATGATGCTCACAATGGGGGCGGCGGGGCTGTTTCTTGATCCTGGCCTTGGCAAGACCTCCATTAGCTTGGCAGCGTTCAACATACTTCAGAAGCAGGAGTACGTTTCGCGTATGCTGGTAATAGCCCCGATGCGAGTGTGCTTCAATGTGTGGCCCGCTGAGGTTAAGAAGTGGGCTGAATTCAGCCACCTTAAAGTCGTAGTACTACACGGGAAGGATAAGGATGAACTCATTAACGAGCCAGCAGATATCTATGTTATTAACCCTGAGGGACTCCCTTGGTTGGCAGAACGACAACGACTTAAACGCATTAGCCCTGAAATGCTGGTGGTTGATGAGTCTACCAAGTTCAAGAAGCCAAGTAGTAAAAGATTTAAAATTCTTAAGAAAATGCTCGGGCAGTTTACCAGACGGTACATTCTCACGGGCACCCCCACCTCCCAGGGGCTGGAAGATCTCTTTGGGCAAATATTCATTCTCGATAACGGTGACGCGCTAGGTAAGTACATCACCCACTACCGGCGTAACTACTTCTACCAAACAGGGTTCGGCGGGTACAAGTATGAGGTAAGGGACGGGGCGGAGGCTGAAATAGCTCAGAAGATAGCGCCGTTCACACTGCGTCTAAAGGCGGAGGACTACCTTGACATGCCTGAGTTAGTATTCAATGAAGTCAAGGTAACCCTACCACCAGAGGTGATGAAGGTGTACAAAGAGCTAGAACGGGAGTTCATTGCCACCATCGAGACTGAAGAAATAACTGCCCCGAGTGCCGCTGCTGTATCAACGAAGCTGAGGCAGCTAGTGAACGGAGGCGTGTACAACGAGGACCACGAGGTAATCGAGGTACATAACGCGAAGGTAGTCGCCCTTACTGAGCTAGTAGAAAGTTTGGGCGGGGCTAGTATACTGGTGCTGTATCAGTTTAAACACGACATACTCAGGGTTAAGGAGGCATTTCCTGACGCCCCCCACATTGGTTCGGGCGTGTCAAATAGCGTTGCAGAAGGGTTGTGTAGACAATTTAACTGTGGTACACTGAAGGTGTTGTTAGCGCACCCAGCCTCAGTAGGGCATGGGCTCAATCTACAGGGGGTTAGTAATCATGTGGCATTCTTTGGTTTACCCTGGGACTATGAGCTACGTGAACAAGCAATTCGTCGTGTGTATAGACAGGGCAACCCAAACACCCACGTCTTTATACATGACATAGTAGCCCAAGGCACTGTCGATCTGTCAGTGCGGCGGGCATTAAATCGCAAAGAAGGCAATCAGAATTCCTTCTTGCGGGCATTAAAACTTTACTCAGGAGAGTAAGAAAATGGCAAAAGCTCAAGCAGAAACAGTTACACAAGCGGGCGAAACGAAGCGCCCATCCAAAGCAGCCGCTGAAGGCGTTAAGCCTAAGATGGATGCTGATGGTAATCCCGTTGAAGGTAACACCGGTGCTCCCCGTCCACGTAAGTGGAACTACGGCATCTCCAATGAAAACACGGTGAACGTAGTTAAGCGCACCGAAGAAGAAGGCGAACCAAAGCTGAAGGCACAAGAAGCTGAAGGTTATGCAATGGCCGTGAAGGGTCCTACTGTTGAAGCGTTTCTAGTTGACAGTGACCGTGGCATCTTGCGTCGTCTGTCCCGTAAGGGGCTCATAAACGTAACCGGTAAGGATGGCACTGTCTATCCTATTGAGTACGTGGCACCACCTAAGCCTGCCAAAGCAGAGAAGCAGGAAGCGGGCACAAAAGCAGCGTAAGACTGCGTAAGTTGAAGGGTGGCCCTAGTCGGGCTGCCCTTTTTTAGATCACGTCAAAAGTCTAAAGAGGTAACACCATGTTTAAGTCATTACAAATCTGTGGTACATCTGGCAGCGGAAAGACTACTGTAGTCCGCGCACTGATGGAAGACTGCGGGGCAGAACCAATACGAATGAACGACAAGGGGACTAAGCCCATAATCTACGCCGGTGACCACCCAGATGGATATCGTATGTACTTCCTTGGAAGCTACGAAACGGTATGCGGAGGGTGTGATACCATCAACGGAGTGGCCGTGGTTGCACAGCTACTGCAGGACCTACACGACGAAGAGGTAGAAGACATCTGCATCTTTGAAGGGTTAATGCACAGTCACATGGTGGGAACCATTGGGGCTAAACAGAAGGAGCTTGGCGTTGAAAATCATCACAGAGCATTCCTCGACACGCCGCTACAAGTCTGCTTGGATAGAGTCGTACAAAGGCGAAGGGAGCGAGGCCAGTCTAAGCCTTTCAATCCATCTAACACGCAGAAGGACTGGCCGAGGGTTCAGCAGTGCCAATTTAATTGTGAGAACCAAGGGATGCGTACTCATACTATTTTTCACACGGACGCCACTGAAGGTGTCTACCAAATTATTGAGGAGATGCTAGATGTTAGACTTCCCACTCGCGCATGAGTTAATAAAGTTCATACAGCTACGGGAACGCGCCCGTACCAACCCAGAAGGGTGTGGAGACCCCCGAGTAGACAACTACAGATACTGCAATGTCCGTCGTGAAGATGACAAAGTTACTAAACAGATAAAGGAGTGGCTTACACCACATCAGGGGCATGAACTGTTCATACCAAACGTGATTATGGCGCGTCTATTCAACAACCCCGATACGCTTGACAACATCGGATATCTAGAAGAATGGGACATGGAGCGCGTGGTGGCTATCACCAGTGCTATGAAGGCGCAGGGCCAGCGTGTGTTCAACGCAGCGTACATAGTCAGCACCAACGGTCGTAAGATGGATAAGGTTGAGTACCTGTGTACAGAAGTCTTGCCGTGGGCTTTTAGATACGGTCCTAACCTAGGAGGTGCTGAGCTGCAGGACATTTGCCAGAACCTACTAAACCTCAATGGTATGGGCAGTTTCATGTCAGCACAGGTGGTGGCAGATCTTAAAATGTTTGATGAGTGGGAAGGCTGTACGGACTACTGGAGTTTCGTTAGCCCAGGACCTGGGAGTATGCGCGGGCTGAATAGACTAAGGGGGCTGGACGCAAAGGCACAGAAGTACAATCAACGTGCGTTTAGTATGTACATCCACCCTCTCCGTAGTATAATTAGTAGTGGTACAGGGCTTGACCTATGTGCCCAAAATACTCAAAATTGCCTATGCGAGTTTGATAAGTTCATGCGCCTCACCACTGGGGAAGGGCGTCCAAAGCAGAAATACAAGAGGGCTACATAATGGAAATATCAGGAAGTAACGTGCCGGACACGCTACATGAAACTATGATGCGAATGAAGGTAGCGGCCACCCCCGCTGAAAGCCGTAACGGGCCAATGGAGGTGATAGAGCAGCCCGTAATAATAACAATAGAAGACCCTACGGAACGGGTGCTGTTTGACCCAGTACGTGACGCCAACCCATTCTTCCACCTAGCTGAAGCAGTATGGATGCTAGGGGGTGGTCAGGGGTTGGAGTTTGTGTCTAACTACAACTCAGGTATGGCAAGGTACTCAGATGACGGGGCCATACTCCACGGGGCGTACGGTCACCGTTGGCGTAAGCACTTCTACCGTGACCAGATACTTGAAACCATGGACCTACTTGATGAAGACCCCAACACACGGCGGGCGTACATCGCTATGTTTGATGCTGAGGTTGATCACGGTGACAAGCTAGACATACCGTGTAACGTCGGAATAGCTCTTAGGGTGGTTAAGGGGGCGCTGGACATGACCGTGTTTAACAGGAGCAACGATGTTATATGGGGGGCGTTAGGGGCGAATGCAGTACACATGACCGTTTTGCAAGAGGTTATGGCACATGGTATAGGACGCCCTGTAGGGCGCTATAGAGTGGTTACAAATTGCCTGCATGGTTATACCGAAGCTAGCCAGTACAGTGCTCTGCGTAACTCAACAGGGGCCGTAGACTACTACAGACACCAAGGCGTACGGCCCACTGCCCTGCTAATGTCAGGAGAAACAAGTTACGACTTACTCGAAGCATGTAAGCGAGCGGTGGCTTTTCCCTGGGAGGCCAGCTATCGCGTCAGGTGGTTGGACAAGGTGTGGGTTCCAGCACGAGACGCGTATCAGGCACGAAAAGAAGGTAAGCCCTACGCAAAGCAGCTAGAACAAATACAAGCAGCTGACTGGCGAATAGCCTGTCAGGAATGGTGCGCCCGCCGTGATAGTTGAAATAAGAAACGGACTGCACGTTAAGAGGTTCCATACCACGTTCCGTACGCAGGAGGAGACCGTAGGCCACCACAGCGCGAACGTGGCAAGCATCATACTACGTCTTGACCCTGAATGTAGCCGTGAGCTTCTTATTGCTGCGCTGATGCACGACGTAGCCGAGGTGTACACAGGCGATGTGCCAGCACCATTCAAGTGGGACAACCCCCACATAAAGAGCGGTCTTGACAAGGGCGAGCAAGACTACCGGATAAACAACAACATACAGAACCCAACCCTAACGATAGAAGAGCGGCAACTACTCAAGCTAGCAGACATGCTTGACTTAGTACTGAGTTCTTTGGAAGAGTGTGGGCGGGGCAATGCTTCAGCCTGGGAACTCGTTCTTAACGGATCTGACTACATAGGTAAGATGGGGCTAAGCAACGAACTACTACAGGAGTGTGACACTATGGTAACGGAGGTCAAGAAGCAATGGCGGCTAATGACAAGCAAGTAGGCGGGGAGCACTACCAGCACGAGGGGGCTCAGCAACACTGGGACTATGCTTGGGAGCATGGGTACGACCAGTTCCAGTATTGCATAACGAAGTACGTTGACCGACATAAAAATAAGAATGGCCTAGAAGATTTGTACAAGGCGCAGCACCATCTGGCTAAGTACATTGAACTGCTAGAGAGCGTGAGTAAAGGCTCTCGTAATACTCACCGTAAACTCGTCAGGTAATCTAGCCAGCAACTTCCTCAAAGTGGGGAGGCTGCTGGTCACGTCAAGAACACTATCTTCATCCAAGTACTTAATACTGTTCCCCACTAAAATACACCCCTGAACATCGCGGGTGTAGTTTCCTGCGTGGATCTGAATATAGGATCTATCTGGCACATCATATAGCATTATGACCGCGCCATTCTTATAGGAATTGTACTTTGATGCCTTGTACTTCCCTTCAGGTATGCAGGAGATGTTTCGTTCGTTGTCCTGCCAAGGTAACTCAAGAGTCAGGCAGCGGAACAACCCAAAGTCCAAAGTGCCTATCGTGCTGGTGTCAGTACACCAAGTGTTGATGTGCAGGGTGTTCAAAAGCCTGTTGTATCCACAGGTAGGCCAAGCCTGCCATGTGTGGAACGGAGCATTAGGACACCGCCCATAGGATGCATGTCATCTACGAA